CATCGCCTCTTTGACCACGCCGGTCGCAGCACTCCCGTCAATGGACAATGCACCAATCAGCACGGTCGGCATATTGTTCATCACAGACGACAGGAAGGCAGTCAGGAAGCCGGTACCGAACGTGGCAGCCCATAAACCTTTGTCTGCCAGCATATTGAGTACAGCAGAAAGATACTCGGTGAGTCCTGCATTACGCAGGCCGTAGACGACCATATACATACCCAGCGAGAAAATCACGATCTGCCAGGGCGCCCCGCGCAGCACTTTCCCGGTATTAATGGCGTGGCCACGCTTGGCTACCACGAACAGCACCGCAGCCCCAACTGCTGCTATCGCGCTTACTGGGATCCCCAGCGGCTCCAGAACAAAGAAACCGACCAGCAGGAACAGCAGAACAATCCAGCCCGCCCTGAACGTCGCCGGATCTTTAATCGCACTGGCGGGCATCTTGAGCAGTGAAACGTCATATCTGGCCGGGATGTCGAGGCGGAAGAAGAGATGGAGCATGACCAGCGTGGCAGCAATGGCCGCCAGGTTCACAGGGACCATTACGGAGGCATACTGTGTAAAGCCCAGGCCGAAGAAATCCGCCGAGACAATATTGACCAGGTTAGAGACAATCAGCGGCAGGCTGGCAGTATCTGCGATAAATCCTGCAGCCATGACAAAGGCCAGCGTCGTCGCCTGGCTGAACCCCAGGGCGAGTAGCATCGCAATCACAATCGGCGTCAGTATCAGTGCTGCACCGTCGTTAGCAAACAGCGCAGCAACAGCAGCGCCAAGCAGTATTATCCAGGTAAACAGCAGGCGACCACGCCCGTTACCCCAGCGGGAGACATGCAGCGCGGCCCATTCAAAGAAACCGGACTCATCGAGCAGCAGGCTGATGATAATCACCGCGATGAATGCCGCTGTTGCGTTCCAGACGATATTCCAGACTACGGGAATATCATCAATGTGGATGACCCCCGTCCCCAGTGCCAGTAAGGCTCCGATACTTGCGCTCCAGCCAATGCTGAGACCTCTGGGCTGCCAGATGACCAGGACCAGCGTCAGTATAAAAATACTCCCTGCCAAAAGCATTTTAGATTCCTTTATATATGATTATGTGTATGTAAAAAATTCTCTCAACAGGATGTGCAGGCTGATTTTTTCAGCCATTCACCCACATCTTTCCTCAGACACTGCCAGGACGTCGTGATCGTCTCAGCGGCCCACGCTGGCATGTGGGGAGACAGACGGTAGTGAATCCATTTGCCTTCCCGGCGGTCAAGCACCAGCTCCGCTTCTCGCAGAATAGCCATATGGCGAGAGATTTTAGGCTGTGATACAGAGGTCGCCGCGCATATATCGCATACGCACAGTTCGCCGGATTCCCGGAGAAGCATAACAATGGCGAGACGGGTTTCATCCGACAGGATTTTAAAAAGCTGAACTGGCTGTAGCATTTTTTACTCCGTTCCCTTTAGAATACATATATGATAAATCATATGTGTTGAATTTGAAATCACAGAACCTCCCGGAGGAGTAAAAAATGGAACACTTTCCTGCACTGAATGCTGATTGCTTCGATCAACAGATTGCTGAACGCCTGCAGCTCCAGGAGCCGCCACGCATACTGATTCTGTATGGCTCGGTAAGAGAGCGTTCTTACAGTCGTTTTGCCGCAGAAGAAGCAGGACGCCTGCTGACGGCGATGGGAGCGGAAGTAAGACTGTTTAACCCCTCAGGTTTACCCCTGCCGGATGATGCCCCAGATACGCACCCAAAAGTCACCGAGCTGCGCGAGCTGGTCAGATGGTGTGATGGGATGGTGTGGAGTTCCCCGGAGCGGCATGGGGCAATGAGTGCGGTGATGAAGGCACAGATCGACTGGATACCCTTAAGCGAAGGGGCCGTTCGCCCTTCACAGGGAAAAACACTGGCGGTGATGCAGGTCTGCGGCGGGTCGCAGTCTTTTAACGCCGTGAACCAGATGCGTATCCTTGGGCGCTGGATGAGGATGTTCACGATCCCTAACCAGTCCTCAGTAGCCAAAGCCTGGCAAGAATTCGATGAGAACGGGCGAATGAAACCTTCGTCCTGGTATGATCGTATCGTCGATGTCGCCGAGGAGTTGTTTAAAATCACGCTGCTGCTCAAGGGGCAAACCGATTACCTTGCCGATCGCTACAGCGAACGAAAAGAGAGCCATCAGGAGCTTTCATCCCGCGTCAATCAGGCGAAAATATAACGTCCTTTTTTACTGAGCTCAAAAACGTCCGCTTTTTGCTGGGCGTTCAGCCGCTGGATGCAACAATGTTAATTCTTTGCTGGCTGCGAACCGATAAGCCAGCTCCTTTTGGAAAATACTGTCTGAGCAATCTGTTCGTATTTTCATTAGAACCACGCAGCCAGGGAGATTGAGGATTACAGAAATAAATTTGGGAAGCCGCCCTTATCATCAGGCTCTTTGCGATACCTTTTCTTTATATTTACATATCCAAAACATCATAAAGTTAAGATTTTTTGGACAAATTAGGGTATGGTTGAAGTTCATCCACTCAAGGAAAAGCCTATGTCAGAACGTAAAGACTCTAAATCACGCCGCAACTATCTTGTCAAATGCACCTGCCCAAACTGTACCCAACAATCTGAACACAGTTTTTCAAGAGTACAAAAAGGTTCTCTTTTAATCTGCCCTCATTGCAATAAAGTATTCCAGACAAACCAAAAAGAAGCAGCCTGAATCCGTTTTAGACTCTATTTCTGGAACAGAATCACCACATCTGTATTTTAAGATTTATCAAGCTACAGATAATAGAAAACCCGCTGGCTGCGGGTTTAGTATTTTCATATTTAAAAATAAAAAAGATGGTGATATCTGGGAAAAGCTATCTTCTTGCGTATGTTGTCGTGCAAAGCAAGTGGTTAGACTTTTCGTGCAGCGAACCTACACGTACTCACAATGGTCAGCATACTTTCTCATGCAAAAGAGAGATGAAATATGCTGACCGTTGCCCTGAATGCCGGATCAGTAACATTTCATCTCTACTGACCCAACAATACATCCATTGCTTCTGTCAGTATGTCTACTCAGGCTTTAGCCTTCTTCGTTATCGCATACAGACAAAAAAAGGATTTACTCTGTAATAACTACATTGCCAGCAACCGGACCTTTAGTACCATTCTCAATGGAGTAAGAGACTTTTTGCCCTTCAAACAAGGTGCGGAAATTATCGCTCTGGATAGCAGAAAAATGTACAAATAAATCTTTACTACCGTCAACAGGAGAAATAAAACCGAATCCCTTATCGGCATTAAACCATTTTACTAAACCATTCATCTTTTTTGACATTTTGTATTCCTTAATTTGGCCTTCCGGCGAACATGGTTTTATTACAGAAACTACTTAGTGCTTAGTGGGGAGACTCAAAGAAGGGATAAATATAAAACACCTGAAATGAGAACTGCTTTAGTAAACTACTTTGTATTTTGTCTGTTCTTCAAACCGACGCGACCATTAACGCACGGGCGTATATAATAATCAATGTTTATTTTAGCTATCCAGATCTCACGATAGCTGAAAAATATTTCTGGCATTATCCCGGGGTATGTGTATAGTGCAACACGTTATTAGCTTTAAGGAATTTTTTTGTCTCGTAAAATGACAGGAATTGTCAAAGCCTTTGACTGCAAGAGCGGTAAAGGCCTTATCTCCCCCTCCGATGGTCGCAAAGATGTACAGCTTCACATTTCAGCCTTAAGCCTCCGTGACTCAGAAGTACTCATCCCCGGATTACGCGTTGAGTTTTGTCGAATAAATGGTCTTCGAGGCCCCTCGGCTGCGAACGTTTATCTCTCATGACCTGTAGCCGCCCCTCCTGACTTCTGGAATCATAAAAGAGAATTTCAAAACAGGGAGAGTTTCATATGTATCAGAAAATCTATCTCAACGACTGGCTGACAGGCCTTAAGAGCTCATGCTGCACGCTGATAGTAACTCTGCTTGTTTTCATCTAACCTGTTAGTTCAAGACCGGTAAGAGTTGCAATAGCGTTGGCGTATCTATGTTGAGCCCGTCAGGGTGATATGCTTGCGTTACACCCCAAATGCCTGTGATGTACATAGGATGAAAGCCAGGGGATTTCTGAGCTTGAAGGTTCGCTGAGCGAGAAGCGAGAAATTTCAGGCACAAAAAAACCACCCGTAGGTGGTTTCACGACACTGCTTATTGCTTTGATTATTCTTTTCTTTCCCATGGTACCCGGAGTGGGACTTGAACCCACACAGCGCGAACGCCGAGGGATTTTAAAAACTATTAGAGAGTCTTATAAAACATAAGCTTATGATAAATAATACTCTCTTTGCTGGTAATCGCTGATAATCACAGGTAATGGTTTGATTTTTGCTGCCACTATTTAGAGGGCCAAATTAAGCTGATTCCTCCCATAGTGCGAAGCAGGGAAAGCATCGGATGGGATGAAATCAGCCGGTAACTTTTCGCGGGGCGCGCGTTTGGTTACAAGCTTCTCAACGCTGTTGAGCGTAGTAAACGTAATACTGCATTCGAAATTCTGGCACTGGTGATAATGCCGGACTGTCATTTCACTAAGAGGGCGACTGGTGCGCGTACGGGCGACGGCACCACAAACAGGACACTTAAACATAATGGCCTCCCATGGCGGGAGTTGAACTCGCTCATATTATGGCCGCTATGATTCGGTTTCTGCAATCCATTCAGGTATTTTTGCTTCCAGCTCCAGCCGCGTTTTAAACCCACTATCGTCAATAGTGTGGCTTGCCTTCGCAATTATCCAGTCCTGGCCGTCAATGACGTCTTTGAACTCCGTTACCGTTCCGTGCATCTCCGGATACAGATCCGCGCGCCCGTAAGCCAGGGTTAAAGAGAACTCAGCAGCTCCGCGCTGGAGTTGTTGCCATTTTGCAGCTGCTGCACGTTGTGCGGCCATCTCACTGCTGTACGTCGTACGGAGTACAAAAACGTTACCATCTTCACCGGCAATATAGTCCCCTTCCCGGCTGCTGCTGCGCGGCTTTTTGTCTGCGGTTTTCTTCCGCTTTTTAACAGTAACCTTTTTCTTTTTCCCGAAATCCAGATCAAGCCAGTACGCCTGCACGCCAGTGTAGGCGTCGCGATCTGCAATCCGGAAAGAATGGCGATCTCCGCTGTTGCGCGTGATGGAAAATTCCGGCAACGCTCTGCCGTTTGCGTTGACACCGCCACCAGGCAGGATGAAGAGCAGGTAACCATTTTTCACAGTTGCAATAGCGCCCAGCATTTCCGCCATGCGCGTCAGAAACGACATATCGCTTTCCTGCGTCTGATCTGCATGATCGATCTCGGCGGACATCAGTTGCTCTGAGATGAGAGGTTTTAACTTGTACCTGTGAGCTATAGCAGAGACGATGCGCTCTACTGTAACGTCATGCCACGACACCTCCCGCTTAACGTTAAATTCATCGCGGAAATCTGCACTTCTGGCCGTGATCTCGATACGGTCCGGCGGCCCTGAGTGCGCAATTTCATCCACGATGAAAATCCCTTTGTGTACCAGTTTTTCTCCCTGCCAGCCTATCGCTACCGATAACTCAGATCCACGTGGCGGCAATTCAATATCTCCCTGGCTGTCATCAACAGTGATAGTCAGTTCATCAGCATTAAAGCCCCTGTTATCTGTTAATTCTAACGAGATCAGTTTCTCATCCAGCATGATCAGCGCCCTGCCGCCAAGCGTTACGTTAAACGCTGGCACACGTGACAAGTCGCCAGGATAATTTTTGAATTTCTCAGCACCCGCATTCAGCAGGCTTTTTGCGCTCTCTATTGCGTCAGTTGTCAGTGCCATCGCTTTCTCCTCCCGCAAATATTTCCATGCGCGCGCGATAGGACAAACAGCCTTTTGTTGTCGCCTTCCTGCGACATCCATCTCAACGTGTCTGCCGCCCGGAATTCAGCGAATATCACCATGAACTCACTAAACATGATGGCGGTAGAGTATGACCGACAACTTTTTCCACGGGGCGCGCACCAAAGAAAACACCGACCTCCAGACCGCGATCAATGACATTGATTCAACGGTCATTGGTCTGGTTGCGGTGGCCGATGATGCCGATCCCCTCACCTTTCCACTTGATACGCCAGTCCTGATCACTCGCGTGATTAGCGTGCTGGGTAAGGCGGGCAAAACAGGCTCACTGTATAAATCTCTCAAGGCTATTTCCGACCAGATCAGCACGCGTGTAATTGTTGTTCGTGTCGCTGAGGCCAAGGAGGGAGAAAATGCCAAAACGCAATCTCAGCTCATCATCGGTGGCACACAGGCCGACGGAAGCTATACCGGAATGTTTGCCCTGCTGACCGCAGAGCAGAAAACCGGTTATCGCCCTCGCATCCTCGGTATTCCGATGTATGACACGCAGGAAGTAACCGCACAGCTGCGCGTAATTGCGAAGCAGTTGCGTGCATTCGCTTACAGCTACTGTGATGGCTGCGAGACCATTGCCGAAGCGAAAACCTACCGCGAGCAGTTCGCTGAACGTGAAGGGATGATGATTTGGCCTAACTTCATCGCCTACAACCCGCTGACCGGCGTTAACGAAGAATTCCCGGCAGTTGCCTATGCGCTTGGTCTGCGGGCCCTGATTGATAATGAGCAAGGATGGCACAAGTCACTTTCTAACGTTGCTGTGAAAAACGTCCTTGGTATCTCTAAAGATGTGTTCTGGGCGTTGCAGGCGGAGGACTCCGACGCTAACGAGCTGAACGCCAACGAGATCACCACGTTGATCAAACGCGACGGCTTCCGGTTCTGGGGGAACCGTACCACCGACACCGAAGAATATATTTTCGAGGTATTCACCCGAACCGCCCAAATTCTGGCGGACAGCATTGCGGAAGCGCAATTCACTACCGTGGATAAACCACTAACCCCGGCAAACGTCAAAGACGTGGTAAGCGGGGTCAATGCCAAGCTTCAGGCGCTGGTCACCGCTGGCAAACTGATTGGTGCAGCATGCTGGTTTGATATTGTCGATAACCCGACCACAGGTATTCGCCAGGGTAAAGCCGTTGTTCGCTACAACTACAGCCCCGTACCACCGCTGGAAAATTTAACGCTGATCCAGACGTTTACCGATCAGTATTACGAACCGGCCTTTGCATCGCTGGGAGGTGAGTAAATGGCTATTCCGAAGAAACTCCGCCTGTTCACGATGTTTGTCGATGGTGACAACTACATCGGAAAAATCCCCAGTGTCACGCTCCCCAAAATTACCCGTAAAACGGAAGATTACCAGGGTGGCGGGATGCTTGGCTCCGCTGCTGTTGACCTCGGTCTTGATTCAGGTGCGCTGGATGCATCAATGGTTGTTGGCGGCATGGTCGAAGAGCTGATCCTGAAATGGGGCGGGGATATTGACGAACTACGCACGCGCTTTGTCGGTGAGATCTACAGCGGCGGTACAAGCTCCCTGCTTGAGGTCGAGATGCGCGGGCGTATTACCGAAGTTGACCAGGGCGAAGCCAAGCAGGGTGATGACACCAACCATACTTACGCGCTCAAAAATACATATTACAAGCTCTCCGTGGATGACAAGCCTTTGCTGGAAATCGACCTGCTGAACTTCATCTACAAGCGCAACGGCAAGAGCCTCTACCCGGACCGCATTGCGTCCGCCCTGGGTCTCGGCCAGTAATCTTTTTTTAACCACTGCCAATGGCGGCCAGCATGGCCGCCCGGAGAAAATATAATGTCAGTAACTCTCAGCCAACCCATTAAACGCGGCGACCAGGAAATCAACTCCGTCGCAATCACCGACACAATCAAGCAGGCTGGCTCACTGCGCGGGCTGCGTCTGGTTGATGTTCTCAACTTCGACTATGACTCGGTATCAACTCTGCTGACACGCGTCACCGCGCCTCAGCTGACAACCACTGATATTTCCTCAATGGCGACCGGCGACTTTACGGCGCTGTGCGAAGAAATCACGCCTTTTTTGACGAAAGCGGCGCCGTCCGTACCGGGCGAGGCGGTAGCGGCGAGCAAATAAGAGAGGCAGTATTCAGCGATGTAGACGATCTGATCGCTGACATCGCTGTGATATTTCACTGGCCGCCCTCCGAAATGCACAGCATGGAGTTGCGCGAGCTGATGGCCTGGCGCGAACGGGCGGCCATCAGAAGCGGTAACC